TGCATCTTGTCCCATAGGGCTTTGATCTCTTTGTCGTTTAGGAACGGCAACTGATCTTTGTATTCCTTACCCCCATTGGTTCGCATTTCAACAGGGAGAAGAATGTCTCGCCATTTTGCAGGATACCCGTCTCGTAGGGTAGGGATAAACTCATCAGGGTTACTGCTCATGCGTTCAAGTAATATCTGAACACCTTTGTTCATTTCAACATCTGCCATCAATATCATCCTCGTTAAGTAAGCTCCTTAAGGTTGCACCTAGCAATGTTAGGCTCTCCTCGTTTACTACATACGCATGTCCACCCGCTTTACGGATGTCTGCCATTTCTTTTTCTTGTAGTGCAGTAGGCTTATTGTTGCCTGCTTTACATTCTATGGCGATAAACTTACCCTTAGCACAACACACAACATCAGGTACACCTGAGCGACCAAAGCCATACGTTGCGGGGAAAAAATAATATATGCCGTGAGCCTTAATTAGCTTAACGACTTTTGCTTTTACTTTAGATTCGGGAGTTTGTGCCATACGACCATAGTAACATGGTGTTGGACTTTGTCAAGGGGGAGAATTAAATCTTTTTAATCCTAACAAATGTTAGGAAGTGAGGGGATATGTAGATTGCCCGCCCCTCGTCGGGCTTAAAAGGATTCAGTTAGCGAATACTTCTACGGGAGGACTAACTGAATAACGAATTACGCTTGCATCTACAAGGCTACTAGTAAACGTCATGTAACAATTCCCTCCCTTTATTTCTTACTCGCTAGTTCTACTTCTCTATTCATATACCATTGTGCCTTCTTAAGGTTCTCAAGCCTATCACCTTTGTAATCTGCACGACTAATATATTTAACGACATTACCTAGGTTATACCCTAGGTTCTTTGCCTCGATAAAGTCAATCGTCTCAATCCCGCCTGTCTTATAGTGAGGTGGATGATTCACCATATCGTCAGCATATACCGCCATTGACATTACTGCACTAGGTACAAGTGTTGAGGGTCTATTACTTCTTGCCCATTTGTCCTGTTTTGATTTAGACGCTGCCAACTTTAGCTTAGTTCTACGTTGATATACAGTTTGCACAGCTACCTTAAACAACTTGGCAACTGCACTAGCCTTAGCGGTAGGGTTCTCTAGTAGGTAGTTATTTAACTTTTGTGACTTCTTGCTTATTGTTCTCATCTTTGATTCCTCTTTCTTTGTTTATAAAATTAGCCAACACTTCCCGAATCTTTGCACTTCTGTTCGGGTAAGTATTTAAAAACTCATACACTTCTCTTTCTATCCGTAGTGATACATACATCATCGTAGGCTTAACGGCTTTGCCTCTGACTTTTTTTACCTCATTCATTGTTGTCTTCCATAAATCCTCCCTTAAATACCTAACAAATGTTAGGCTCTAATACTACAAATGTTGTAGGACTAACACGCAAACCAACACCAATAAGGATTTGATGGTCTTCTAGTAGCTTCAACATTCCTACACTCCTACGAATAAAGTCGGGGAGTTCTTCACTTGCTTTCATAGTGATAGGGTTCTTCTCGCCCTTTTGTATAGCATAATCCAATCCGTCAATATGAACAAGGTAAGCATCGCCTTTACGCAACGCTTGATCTATTGCAGTACTTGCTTTAGCCTCTGCAGTCTTGCGTGGAAAGTCCCCACCTTCTGTCTTTGCAAACGCACAAAATTCTTCCCAATGCTTATCTAGTAGAAAGTCTATTGCTTTGGGTTGTAAGTCTCGCCAAGTACTGTGCATCGTACTAGCTAATTGGTTATTAACTTGATACGAAATTTGATACGCAACTTTGCATGCCTCTACTACCTTCTCAGTAATATTCTTTTTACCAAAGAACTTATCTATATGTTTCATTGCCTTGTTAAGGTGAATAGTTTTCATACCCGAGCCACGTTCCCGCATCTGTTGTACTCTAAAGTTATCTACCGCATAACGCTTACCCCTAGCGTAGTTATCTGCATACACCAAACCTAACTCCTCACGCTTATCCATCACCTTAAAGTGAGTAGCTACATAGCCTGACCTTACTGACTTGCCATTAACTTGTGCCCAAGTAAAGTTAACGCTATCTTCTTCAAATACCCATTGCGGATACTTGAGTGCTAGCTTCTCAATTAACTCTACTAGGAATGGTTCAATAACCACAGTCGCCTTACCACCCGCACCATCGTCATGCTCTTTAAACTTAATGTTCTCGTAAGTCATTACTAATCCTTTATATAAATAGTAAACAAAACAAATCCTAGGAATACCCAAAACAATACTCCGCTAAGAGCAAGAAACGTAACCACAATAGCCCACATATATCCCCCTTACCAATCAAACTTTTGCAAGATTGCATCGACCTTAGACTTCACGCTACTACGCACCTCTGCATGTTCTTTAATATCCTCAATGTCCACATTAAGCATGGTCTGTTCCAACTCTCGCCTTGCTTGCTCTAGCTTAGGGTCTTTAGTGATATTCAAATGCGTGAGTAAACCGCACAACTCTTGAGCATTCGTAATCAGGGTATCGTGATACCTCTTCTTAGTATCGTCATCACCCTCTATGTCCGTTAGCTTTTCTGAGATATGGGTAAGGCTCTTATGCAACTTCTCCCATGGTTCTTTCATAGCATCACCGAGCCTATCGTTGAATGCCACCTCGTATTCGTCAGCCAACTCTTTCAAGTCAGCATTCGGAATATCTAAGCGGAAGTCCCCACTCTCAGGCAACGGACTAAACACTAGACGGAATCCAAACTTACTACGCAACTCATCAATACTTGGATAGTCACTAGAGTTAAACAACGCACCCATATGATGTTTCGATAAGTCGATCAAGTCTGCATAGCTAGCATAGAAGTCGTTAATCATGGTAGTCATGTTGCTTTGAATGACGTTCATGTTTGACTTGTAATCCATGAACAAACTTGTGGGTAGTAACCTAGCACCTTTGTCTGACCACGACAGCGTAGTCTGATTATGGTAGAGCCTAGCCCTAGCAGCGTAGTCAGCTATCTTCTTACGCTTGTCTGTTCCTGCCATTAAGTTCTTACGCACCTGAGCCGACCCACTACTTGCCGAGTTCGAGGCAAGCACACTATCGGTTGCACCCTTATCCAACTTGTTAGCAGTCCATATGCTAATGTTTAACTCTACTAATACTGCACTAGATGAAATACTCATTATTCATTCTCCTTAATTAAGTCATCGTCTTCACACACAAAACTCATGTTCATATCCCAAATGCCAAATCGCATTTCACCCAATCGTTCGCTTGCTACTTCTTCTGCTTCGGTTGGGTTGTCTGCTTCTACTTCAACATAGGCAACACCAGTAACTAACACCTGATATTTAGGCATATCACTTCTCCTTAATTTCCTAACATTTGTTAGATGGTTTACCTGCCAACTTTGCCATCTGATAAAAGCTATTCGATAGCACCTTCAACTCCATGCTCACACCATTACCGCTTGCATATCCTTCGTTAGCAAACACATGGTATGTACTGTTTTTATTTTCGCTATGCCACTTCTCTTCGTATATCTCAGCATCAGCAAGCAAGTCCAATAACTGAACTCCCTTGTCCGCATCAATAACAAAGCTCTTGTACCCAATCGCTACTACGCACTTAGCCATAAGATTAGTCCTTAACATGTATCGTTTTACCCACAGGGGCATAAGCGTTGTTACCCCCACATATAGTCCATAGAATCGGTGCATTCCACTCATCTCCCCAATCTCCGATGTATCCGTCAGTCAGCATGATGATTGCCTCGGGATTGATACACTTCTCTTTCAAGTAACGCATTACACAAGTAGGGTCAGTACCCCCACCACCCATAGGCTTAGTCGAGTTCGCAATACTGTCTACCTCGTTAGAGGCATACTCCTCATGGCTAGCTACCGCACCATCCCAATAAATCAAATCAACTTTCTCGGGATGAACTTCCTTAGCGATACCTTGCACCTCGCTTAAGAACTCTTGCAGTTCCTTACCACCTACCGAGCCACTCGTATCAATACCAATCACAAGATGACCCACTCGTTCACCTATCAGGGTAGGCATATACACATCACCCGAAAGGTATCTACGATTGACCCGTCTCCATGAACTTGCATCTTTTGCACTACAAGTAGACTTAACAAACTCACGTAAGACTTCTCGCCAATCAATCTTAGGTTCGGTTAGTTCCTCGAGTTCACGACCCATACCACCACCACCCTTACCCGCTATCTTGCTATGGGCAATGAGTCCTTGACGGATAGCTTGATCGACTTCTTTGGCTAAGGCTTTCTTATCTTCCTCGCTAAGTTCTTTCGCACCTTCCCAATCATGTTCATCAAACCCACCGCCACCATATCCACCTTCGGGTTCTTCCTCTTTCAGAATATCGAATACTTGTTTAGCATTCATGCCACGAAAGCGTTCATCGACTAGACCTATTGCCTTACCCTCATGCATAGGCATAGCCAATAGAGTTTGTTCCTTGTCCATGTCTACCAATTGAAGGTTGATTACATAGTCGCATGCCATATTGCAAACCTGAGCATCTTGTTCCCATAGCTTTCTCCATGTAAACAAGTGGCGATACGCTTTGTGTAACACCTCGTGCAATACCACGAATGCCAACTCCTTATCATCAAGACGCTTGATAAAGTCACGACC